TGCCGCAAGCGTTGACGCACTGGCCGCCGCCGCGACGGCGGCGGAAAGAGCGAATGCCGGTATTGCGGCGTCAGCCGAAGCAGCAGCAACGGCGCAAACTAGCGTGGCCGTTCAATTCGAGGCTGCCTCGACCGTGATCAGTGAGGGTGCGGCCAAGGTTACGGAGGCGCTCGGCCGTCAACTCACCGCCCTCACAGCGTCCGCGGCGGAAATGGCCGTATATGACGCGCAGATGGCTGGCTTTACCGAAGCCGAAACCGCGCAGGTCGCCGCGATCGCCAAAGAAATCGAGTTGCGCAAGCAGCAGATCGCTCTCGGCGAAGAGATGGCGGCTATGTATACAGTGCAGGCTACTGCCGCGCATGGTGCCGCCGGCGCAACGTCCGGCGTGACAAATGAGCTTGGCGTACTTGGCCGCGAGGCAGCCAGCGGCAACTTTACCCGCCTGGCCAGTTCGTTCACCCGCTTTCTGTCGCTCGCCGGTGCGCTCGACCTTCTGCTCAACCCGCTTTCGCTCTCCATCGCGGGTGTCGGCGCGGCTATGTATATGGTGGCGAGCCAGAACGAGAAGATGAATGAGGCGTTGCTGCTGACCGGCGGCTATGCGGGGGTGACGACTGATCAACTCCGCAATATGGCGACAGCGGCGACGGCGGGCGGAGCAACGTTTAACACCGCGGCCGAGGCCGTCACCGAATTGGCGAAAACCGGCCGGCTAACCGGTGAAGAGATCGCGAATCTTGGTCGGTCTGCGGCGGATGCCGCTACTTATACCAGTGTGTCCGTCAAGCAAATGGTGGACGATTTCACGAAGCTCGCCGACGAGCCAGTGAAAGCCTCGGTGAAGCTGAACGACCAGTATCACTACCTGACCGCGGCGACTTACGACCAGATCGCCGCGCTTGAGAGGCAGGGTGATGCAACTGGCGCCGCAAAAGTGGCAGTGGAAGCGTTCTCCCAGGCGATGGACGATCGCACGAAGGAAATCGCCGCCAACGAGGGAATCATTCTTGCCGGCTGGCGCGACATCAAGGCGATGATCAACGGCGCCATCGAGGCAGTTGGCTCGTTCGGCGCGGCGGCCACCCCCGGACAGGTCGTGGCTCGTCTGCAGGACAACAAGACGGCGCGGCTTCCGATTGGGCAATGGTCGTCGGAAGATGAAGCCGAGCTTCAGAAGGCGATCGCCACACGTGACGCCGCGATCAAGGCCGCCGAAGACAAGGCCAGGACAGCGCGCCAGGACCAGCAGGTTATCGACGCGAAGCACGCATACGACACGTTCAACACGCAATTTGCGACGCCGGCAGAGAAGCGCGCAAAAGAGATTCAGAAATACCTCGACACGATCGCAGGTCCGCTCAATCTGAGCCCGGAGCAGCAGCTCGCCGACGAAGCGAATATCGACGCGAAATATAAGGATCCCAAGGCACCGAAGCCGAAGGCGTACCGCGACGATTCCGGCGAGCGAATGCTGCAGCAGTTGCGCGACCAGCAGGCCGCGTTGGAAGCGCAGCTCTCGACGACGGGCAAGCTGTTGATGGCCGAAAGCGAACTCGCGAAGTTCAATCAGCAGATTAGCGACTGGAAGACCAAGACTCTCACGCCGCAACAGGAGAGCCTGACCAAGGATCAGGACGCAATCCGCGCGCAATTGCAGAAGAACGTTGAGCTCGAGAAAGAGGTCCAGCATCGCCAGGACGTTCAAAAGCTGCAGGAGCGGTCTGCGCAAATTGATGCGTCCATCAAGAGCTACCAGTCGGGACAGAACGACCAGTACGGCCGCCAGCTCGACGCGTTCGGCATGGGTTCGGATGCGCTCAAAAATGTGCAGGCAGTGAAGTCGATCTTCGCCGAGTACCAGCGTTTGCAGGAGCAGCTCGACAAGGCCACGCCGAAGAACCTGCTTGGCGGCGCTGATTACGTCAAGGCGTCAGCTGACATCAAGACGGGGCTCGAGCAGTCGTTGGCCGATTACGACGCCTATTACTCGACGCTGAAAGCGAAGCAGGCCGATTTGACGAACGGCGCGACCGCTGCGATTGCCAATTACAACGATGCGGCCCAGAACATGGCGGCGCAGACGGAGTCGGCAGTTACCAACGCGGCAAAGGGCATGGAAGATGCGCTCGTCAGCTTTGCGACAACCGGCAAACTCAATTTCAAGAGCCTCGCTGACAGCATCATCGCGGACATCATCCGGATGCAGGCGCGCGCGGCGATCTCGGGCCTATTCAGTGCGGCGGTCAGTGCGGTCGGCGGTTATTTCGGAAACGGCTTTGCGACCACCACGGCAAACATTCAGGGCGGGAACTCGCTCGACAACTTGATGAATAACACCGGCGGCTGGGGAACCATCCCCGCGCGCGCGACGGGAGGCCCGGTCGATGCCGGCACTACCTATCTTGTTGGCGAGAAGGGGCCGGAACTGTTCAATCCGGGCACCTCTGGAACCATCGTTCCGAATCATGCGATCACGTCGTCGAGCGGTGGCGGCGATCTCACTGTAAACGTACCGGTTTCGATCGAAGGCAGCGGCTCGACTGCCGATCAGCGGAACGCTGGTGATCTTGGCATGAGGATCAAACAGGCCGTTCAGGCCGTGCTGCAGAGCGAGCGCAAGCAGGGCGGCGTTCTCTGGAAAGCACAAAACGGGATCGCGTGATGGCCGATACATTCAACTGGGTACCGGCGGTTTCGAACCTGGCCGGCACCGCGACGCTGCGCGTGCGCAAAGCGCAGTTCGCGGACGGCTACACGCAACGGTTGCAGGACGGCATCAACAATCGCGCGTCTTCGTACAACCTGACATTCATTGATGACGCCGCGACGATCAGCGCGATCCTGGCGTTTCTCGATACACACGCGGGCGCGACGTCGTTCTACTGGACGCCGCTGTTGCGCGCGCAGGCGCTTTTCATCTGTGAGACGTACTCCGAGCCAACGAAAGACGGCAACGCCTACACGATCACCGCGACGTTCGATCAAACCTTCGCCCCCTGAATACTATGAGCGCACTCCAAAAGGTACTTCTCGGCACACCGCCGACCGCAGTTGACGGAGACACATCGAGGGTCGCCAACACAAAGGCGAATGCGAACGTCGACGTGCTGAGTTCCCAGGCCGCGCTGACCAGCGCCGCGCAGTTGGTCAACAGCGCTCAGGCGCTGACGGCCGCACTGCATCTCGGTCGGCGCGTCAACATCTCTTTGGCGCCGGCCGGGACGGTTCAAGTGCCGGCGGCGTCGACGTGTAGTGCCGATGGCGTCATCCTACTGCGCAATATCGGTGCGACGGTGGCTACACTCGCGATCACTACTGGATCGGGAGACACGCTTTCACTGTCTCAGTTGAATCCCGGCGAAACTGCCTTGATCGACACCGACGGCGTACATGCGTGGACCGTGGTGATGCGCGGCCGCACGAATTCCGACAACGAGGTCGTGAACGGCAACTGTGCGGTCAATGGTAACGAGACGGTAGCGGGGACGTTGGCCGTGAAGGGCATTGCCTCGTTCGGTTCTGCTGGGCAGGCCACCATTTCGGCGGCTGGTGGGTATTCAGGTACAAACGCGGTGTACAGCGGCAACGTCAGTGTGAACAGTACGCTTAGCGCCACGTCGCTTGTTACGACGAACCGCCCAACCTTTGGGGGCAACACGGCGTGGGACGCTGGAAACTTTAATCCGGCTAACTATGCGGCACTCGCGACCGCTAACGCCTTCACCGGCAGCATGACTGTAGGCGGAACGTTGCTTGTCGGTGGCGCGCCGTGGGCAGCATCGGGGTTTTCGGCGCGCAACAACGCTACTAATGTATGGGCCTGTAGCGCATGGGCGTCCGTTCAATCCGGCGGCGCGTTTATTGGGCGTACTGACGCGGCGGCGGTTCCATTGGCCTCATGGTTTTTTGGTACTAACAACGTTGGCATCATTACGACCAACGGCTCTAGTACAACGTACGGAACAACCTCAGACTACCGCCTAAAGGCTAACTACAACGCAATCAAAAAGGCAAGCGCGACACTCTCCAAAATCAAGTTTTACGAGGGTGAATTTAAGTCGCAACCCGGCGTACGCAGCCACTACGTCATCGCGCACGAGTTACAGAAAGTTCTTGCGTTTGCTGTAGCAGGCGACAAAGACGCGGTTAATGAGGACGGTTCTATCAAGCCTCAAGTGGTGGACTACTCGAAGATTGTTCCGTTGCTTGGCGCGGCAATCCAGGAATTGCTAGAACGTGTTGCGGTCCTCGAGGCTAAGGAAGCCGCATGAGTATCGCAGCTGACATCCAGCAGCTCGAGCCCGGTTCGCTCATCGAATTGTTTGAGGTTGACTGCACGGTGATCGGTGGCGATATGCTGCGCTTTCACGGGCATCTTCAGTCCGCGTCGATCTTCTGGCAGGGCAACGAGTACAAGCCATGGCCGATCCAGGCAACTGGTTTCGAACATACGTCCGATGCCCAGCAGCCGTCGCCGACGCTCTCGGTCGCCAATCTCAATGGGACCATCTCCGCGCTGTGCGTTTTTCTCGCTGACATGGTGGGCGCGAAGGTGCGCCGTCGGCGGACGCTCACGAAGTATCTCGACGCGGTCAATTTCCCGGGTGGCAATCCGACGGCGGACCCCAACGAGGAGATGGCGCCCGAGCTCTGGTACATCGAGCAGAAGAGCAGCGAGACCAACGTTCAGGTTGATTTCATGCTGTCGTCGGCGCTCGACTTCGGTGGGCAGCAGTTGCCCGCGCGCCAGATCGCGGGCCTTTGTTCTTTCAAATACCGCGGGCCGGAATGCGGCTACGTCGGTATCGCATATTTCGACAAGAACGACCAGCCGGTGAGCGATCCTGCGCTCGACCGCTGCAGTCTGAAGACCAGTGGCTGCGAATGCCGCTTCGGCGTCAATAACCCGCTCCCATGGGGCGGTTTCCTTAGCGACACCCTTTCCTGATGAACGAACAGATCAAGGCCGCGATCGCCGAACACGCGATCGCGGAATACCCGCGCGAGTGCTGCGGGCTGGTGGTGCTCGTCGGCGCTGCTGAAGTCTATGCGCCATGCCGGAATATTGCGGCCACGCCAGCCGAGCACTTTGTCATGTCGCCGGAGGATTACGCGGCGGCCGAGGATCGCGGCGCCGTGGCCGCGGTCGTTCACTCACATCCGGGCGTTGCGGCGCGACCGAGCATGGCTGACAAGGCCATGTGTGAGAAAAGCGGCATCGACAAATGGGTGATTGTGTCGCTGGGCGTGCAGGGCGATGGATCGATCGGTGTGGACGACTGGTGCGAGTTCGGGCCGTGCGGCTATGCCCCGCCATTGATCGGGCGCGAGTTTTCGCACGGCACGCTCGATTGCTACGCGCTCGTACGCGACTGGTATCGCCTCGAGCGCGGCGTCGAACTGCCGGACTTCGAACGGCCAGATGCCTGGTGGGATGACGGCAAATCGAGTCTGTACCTCGACAACTTCGAGAAGGCCGGGTTCGCCGATATGGGTCAGGAAGCCGAACCGCAGGTCGGTGACGTCCTGCTGATGCAGATCCGCAGCAAGAACGGCGTGCCGAATCACGCCGGCATCTATCTCGGCGACGGCGTGCTGCTGCATCACATGTACGGCCAGTTGTCGGGTCGCACGGTGTGGGGCGGCATGTGGGCGCACAGCCTGCGCACGGTACTGCGATACAAGGGGGCAAAGTGAGCGACAAACTCCGCACCGTCAAACTGTATGGCATCGCCGGCGCCCGGTTCGGGCGAGTGCACCGGCTCGCCGTCGGCTCAACTCGCGAGGCGGTGCGCGCACTATGCGTAACCGTTCCAGGCTTCGAGAAATTCATGATGAACGCAAGGGACAACGGCCTGACGTTCGCCGTGTTCAGTGGCCGCCGGAACATGGCCGAGGAAGACCTGCAGCACCCAGTCGGTGAGGATGAAATCCGCATTGCACCGATTCTGGTCGGAAGCAAGAAAGCCGGGTTGTTTCAGACCATTCTCGGCGCTGCGCTGGTGGTGGTCGGCGTATTCACCAGCGCGTACGGCGGATCGACACTGATTGGGCTCGGCGCATCGATGATGCTCGGCGGCGTTATGCAGATGCTCAGCCCGCAGACGAGCGGGCTCGCCGGCGCCGGCCCTAACAATGGGACGTCCTACTACTTCAACGGGCCGGTCAATAGCGCGGCGCAGGGCGAACCTGTTCCATTGGTGTACGGCCGGATGACGGTCGGCTCCAAAGTCATCAGCTCGGGCATCTTCGCTCAAGACCAGAACTAAATATGCGTATCCAAGGTTCGAAGGGAGGGGGCTCGGGCGGCACGCCCAGCGAGTCGCTGGATAGCCTGCACTCGATCGCCTATGCGAAGGTGCTCGACGTAATTTCTGAGGGGCCGATTGCCGGCTTCGCGAATGGGCTTCAATCGGTGTTTCTCGACGGCACGCCGATTCAGAATGGCGACGGCTCGACGAATTTCTCGAACTACAGCGTCGATGTCCGTACCGGAACCCTGGATCAGACGTATCTGCCGGGTTTCCCGGCGGTCGAGAACGAGACCGCCGTCAGCACGCCCCTGACGTCGGATGTGCCATGGGTCCATCAGATCCAGAATACGCAGCTCACTGCGGTGCGCATCCGGTTCGGCGTGCCGGCGCTTCAGAAGTCCGACGCGTCGACGGGCAATGTCACCGGCTACCGCGTCGAGTACGCGATCGATCTGGCGGTTGATGGTGGGTCATATGCTCAGGTGGTGTCGGGCGCATTCGACGGCAAGACGACGTCGCTCTACGAACGCAGCGTGCGCATTGAGTTGCCGGCCGCGGCGACCAGCTGGTTGGTCCGCGTGCGCCGCATCACGCCGAACGCCCACAGTTCGCTGATCGCCGACACGATCAACATTGAGGCGATCACCGAGGTAATCGACCGCAAGCTTCGCTATCCGATGAGTGCGCTGGTCGGTCTGTCGTTCGATGCGCAGTCGTTCAGTTCCGTGCCGACGCGGTCATATGACATCAAGGGCCTCCTGATCCGTGTGCCGACGAACTACGATCCCGAGGCGCGGGTGTACTCCGGCGCGTGGGATGGTACGTTCAAGACGGCGTGGTCGAATAACCCGGCGTGGGTGTTCTACGACCTGGTGCTCAATGCCCGCTACGGTCTTGGTAATCGCGTCGACGCGTCGATGGTGGACAAGTGGGGCCTCTACACGATCGCCCAATATTGCGACGTGATGGTGTCGGACGGCAACGGCGGTCAGGAACCGCGCTTCAGCTGCAATTGCGTAATCCAGACGCAGGCCGACGCGTACAAGGTGCTGCAGGATCTGGCAACCACGTTTCGGGGCATCGCCTACTGGGGGCCGGGCTCCGTCGTGGCCGCAGCCGACATGCCGGCGGACCCGGTCTATGTTTATACCGACGCCAATCGGTGCGTGTCTGGGCCGTTCATGTACGTCGGCTCGGCGCTGAAGACACGTTACACGACCGCACTGGTGAGCTGGAACAATCCGGCGAACGAGTACAAGCAGGCTGTCGAGCCCGTTCCGGGCGATGATGATGACATCGCGCGCTACGGCGTGACGAAAGCGCAGATCACGGCATTCGGTACAACGTCGCAGGGGCAGGCGCACCGGCTTGGCCTGTGGACACTGCTCACCAGTCGCTATGAGACGAACACCGTGTCGTTCTCGGTCGGGCTCGACGCGACGCTGTGCGCGCCCGGGCAGATCATCGCGATTGCTGATCCCGCCAAGGCGGGCAGGCGCATCGGCGGCCGCATTCGGTCTGCGGCTGGAAGGGCAATCATTCTCGACAAGGCGCCGGCCGTCGCCGCCGGCGACACGCTTACGGCGATCCTGCCAACTGGCGTTGCTCAGGCCCGCACGGTTTCATCCGTCGCGGGCGATACGGTCACGGTTTCGTCGGCCTACGATACCGACCCGGTTGTGGGCGCGGTATGGATGCTGGAGAGCGCGGACCTTGCGTCGCAGCTTTTCCGGGTGGTGAGCGTGCAGGAAGCGTCGGACAACGATCAGACCACCTACGTCATCAATGCGATCCAGCACGAGCCGGGGAAGTACGCCGCGATCGACAGCGGCGCGCAGATTCAGGTGCGGCCTGTCACCGTAGTGCCGCCTGCGGTGCAGCCGCCGCCGTCCAACGTGCGCCTGTCCACCTACTCGGTGGTCGATCAGGGCATCTCGAAGACGATACTGGTGATCGCGTATGACGCCGCTGACAAAGCGGTGGCGTATCTGCCCGAGTGGCGCAAGGATAACGGCGAGTGGGTCACAGTCAACTCGACGGGCGGCCTGCAGGTTGAGGTCGCCGGCATCTACCAGGGCACGTATCTCGCGCGCGTACGTGCCGTGAATGCAATGGGCGTCACGTCGATCCCGGCCTATGGCGTGGACACCGCGTTGACCGGAAAGACCAGTCCGCCGCCGTCTCTCGTATCGCTGACGACCACGACGCAGATCTTTGCGATTCAGCTCGAATGGGCTTTCCCGGCCGATGGCTCCGCCGGCGACACGCAACGAACCGAGATCTGGTACAGCCAGACGAACGACCGCAGCACCGCAGTAAAGCTGGCCGACTACGCTTATCCACAGGCGCGCGCGAGCCTGATGGGTCTGGCCGCGGGCCGCTCGTTTTTCTTCTGGGGTCGTCTCGTCGACACCTCGGGAAATATCGGGCCGTGGTATCCGACCGGCGCCGGCGTCAACGGCCAAAGCAGCAGCGATGCGACGGAGATTCTGACGTACCTCGCCGGCCAGATCTCGCAAACGGAACTTGCGCAAGACGTACTCGCGCCGATAGAGGCGATACCCGGCATCCAGCAGGCTGTGACGGACAACGAGGCCGCGATCACAACCGAGCAGCAGGCGCGCGTTTCTGGCGACACGGCATTGTCTAACCGTCTCGACCAGGTTGTTGCGCAGGTCGTCATTCCGGAGATGGCCGGCAGCACGGGCGATTACGCTGGCTCGACACAGGTCTATGCGGGGGTGTGGTCAGAGCAGTCGGCACGAGCCGAGGCCGATCTCGCGCTTGCCAAGAATGTCGAGACCACTACGGCGCAGATCACGTCCACCAAGACGACGCTTCTGGCCACAGTGCAGACGGAAACGCAGGCGCGAATTGATGGGGATAGCGCGCTTGCGACGCAGGTCACGACAGTGCAGGCGCAGGCAGACGCCAACACTGCAGCGGTCCAGACCGTGGCCAGCTCGTACGCCGATTTGAATGGGCGCGTCGCCGCGTCCTACCAGATCAAGACGCAGATCACCGCGAACGGCCGCACCTATATCGCTGGCATTGGCGTCGGCGTCGACAACAGCAGCGGCACCGTCGAATCGCAGGTGCTGGTTTCCGCGAGCCGCTTCGCAATCCTCGACCCGAACGGCAGCGCGGTGAGTTCGCCGTTCGTCGTGCAGGGCGGTCAGGTTTTTCTTAGCCAGGCCTTCATTGGCGCCGCGTGGATCCAGAACGCCAACATCGGCGACATCATCCAGTCGACGGCTGTCGGTGCGAACGGCCTGCCGCGCTGGAAGCTGGACAAGAACGGCACCATCACGCTGAACGGCGCGAATGGCGGAAGCGGCTACATGACGCTGAGCGACTCGACGCTGCTGGTGTACGACAACAACGGCACCCTTCGCGTCCGGCTGGGGCTTTGGTGATGGCGGCAGGACTCCAGATCTGGGACGCGTCGGGCAATCTCGTGCTCGACGCGTCCTACCGGGTTATGCGGATCATCGGATCACAGTACATAAACGGCAGCAACGGCAGCGTGCCGGACAGCCGGCTCGCTCAAGGTGGCTTCGTTTCGTTCCAACCCGAATCCAACACTGGCGACGGCTACTTGTCGGGCGGAGTGATCACGCCTCGCTTCTCGATCAGCGGGAGCACCTTGACGTGGACGTACGCAGCGAAGAACAGCACGACTTTCGACATCTATCAGTCTGGCTGGTTATTCTATGGAGCTAGTTGATGACCGCTGGATTTCAGGCATTTTCTGATAGCGGGCTGGTGCAGATTGATGGCGCAACGCAGAACTATGCGCTTAGGCGGCAGTTCAACGTGACGACGGCAACGGGTTCCATGAACGCCGGCAGGTCAAACGCCAATGTGCAATACACGTTCAACGCGAACGTTGCGAGCTTTACGATCAGCGCCGTTGCCCCACTTATCGCCCTGTATAGCCCGAGTGCCTACGCAACGATCCTTCGTTGCGCGAGCCAAGGGTCGAACACATGGAGCGTTCAGGTGTGGTCGAACACGCCGGCGACTATGACCGTGTATGTGTTCGACCAGTCATCGTCTGCCGCACCTTCCGGCGCCGGTTTCGGCCTTCAAGTCTTTGACGCGAGCGGGACGCTAATCGCGGACGGGCGCCAGCGGCTCGCTCGCGTAATCGATACGCAATCCGGAAACATCAACAACGCCGGCGCAGGGTGGGGGCAGTGGAACCAGGTTGATTCGAGCACGGCCTTGTGGACCTATTCGACGGTCAGCAAAATCGGGGTCGCCGCAATCGGCAATGCCTTTGTTTCCAGTCCGACTGGCGGCAGTAATAACGGTTGGTACAACCTCAGCGCATTGCAGACCGCAGGTAACACCGTGAATTTCAACTACGCGTATTACTCGGTCGGCAACACGTCCCACCCTGGCAACAACAACTGCTTCGGATCGCAGTACGACTGGCGATTCATGGCGATCGATTTAAGCAACATATAGGAGAGCGCATGCCACTTCAAAAAGACTATGAGACGCCGTCAACCGGTGCCGTCGCGAGCTACCACGTTGTGCAGCAGGTTGGGCTCGACTACGTTTCATTGCAGACCAACGCGACCGTCGCGTCGTATCTGACGAAAGAAGCGCGCGACGCGGGCAAGTTCTCGCTGTACACCCAACAGATTTCCGTCGACGGGCTGCCGACGGCTGGCGCAGATGCGCGCGACTTTGCCGAGCAGCAACTCGTGACGGCTGCGCCCCAAAGCAGCGGTGGACCCTATGCGAACCATTTCGTTTTCGCTGGCGCTGAAATCGTCGCATGATGCCGTAATTGTTGTAAGCTTTTGTATGACAAAAGCAATACTTTCAACCCGGGGGCGATAGTGATAAAGGTTTTATTGATAGCGGTACTTGCAGCAATCAGCATTGTGGCGTGCGGCGGTGGAGGGGATAGCGTTGGCTCACAGCCGGCTGCGAAGAAGCTGACGATTTCAATGTACGGCAAGCCGCTCGTGTCGGCGTCTCCGACGGCTCACCAACTTTTGAGCGCTGTATCGAAGGCCGCCTCACAGCCGGACGCGGGGACCTCGGACGCTCAAGTAACGGTCCAGACGTTGCAGGATGCGCTCGCGGCGCGTGGCGTGACTGCCAATGTCACGGCTCAGGTGATGGACGGCACGACTCTTCATCAGATCGTGATGGGCGAAAACAACGGTCTGCCGCCGACTCCGGACCAGTTCAAATTAGATCCGAGTGAGTGGATGATCGTCAATTTCCAGCTTGACGACATGGCGACGCCTTGGTCAGACCCGACGCAAAAAGCGGCTGTCGATCAGTTCGTCCAAGACTTGACAGTCTTTTCTCAGCGTGCCGCAGTGGCTGGGAAGGCCGTTTTCGCAGTCGCCGCTATCTCGACGTGCGATAACCAATACTCCGCCGCGCAAGGTGTGAACAGCGGCCTCGCTAGGGCGCTCGTCGCCGGCGCGCCGATCCGCGTGATTGGGCAGATCCCATTGACCGTGGGGTTTGATACGTCTGGCAATGCGATTCCGTCGCCCGATCTGGCTCACCTAGGCGCAGACTGCCGAACTCCCGACACTTTCCTTCTGAACGAGCGTGTGCAATCCGTCGCCGACTCGATCGCAGCCGGTTACAAGGAGTCTGGCGCGACACCGAGTCCCGCAAGCGGAGCATCAGCGACAGGGACGTAAAGCCCAATCGAGCATAGAGCAAAGCCAGCCATCGAGCTGGCTTTTTTATTGGCCGCCTTCGGGCGGCTTTTTTATGGCCGCGCGATTTGTAAAGGAGGGCGCGTGAATCAAGAACGGCAACCGGGGGCGGTGCTGCGTAGCGAAGGGCGGCAGTGGTCGTTCGACAAGTCGGTGAACATCCCGACGCTTTTAACGCTGGTGGCTCTTCTGGCGGGCTGCCTCGGATCGGGCTTCGGCCTTTATCTGAGCTTTGACCGCCGGATCAGCAGTCTCGAGGACCGGACGAACCATATCGAGAAAGACCAGAGCGAACAGAAGTCCGACAACAAGGAGCAGCTCAAGGCGATCAACGAGAAGCTGGACCGGCTTCTCTACGATCGCGCTGGCGTGCGTCCAGAAACTAGAGGGTGGACGAAATGAAGAGGCTACTCGCCGACGACGTCGCGCATATCAAAAAGTGGTGGTCGTTCTGGGTGGGTGTGATTTCGGTGTTGTTGCTTGCCGGGATTCCCGTCGTATCTGACCACTGGCCCGACCTCGCGCCGACGTTCGTCGCGTGGTTTCCAAAGAACGGCGCGCAGGTGGCGCCGATTATCGGGACGCTGCTGGGAATCGCCGCGCGCGTGATAAGCCAGCGTGCCGTGATGGACCAGTTGCGCAAGCTGTTTGGCAGGCAACCGAAGGAGGACGGCGATGGTACTCAGTGACGTCATTCATTCCGCCGTCGCACCGGCGCTGGCGATCCTCCCTTCACAGATGGACACGCCGGAAGCGCGCGTGATGCTCCTATCCATTGGTCTTCAAGAGTCGCGCTTCACATACCGTCAACAAATCGGTGGCCCGGCTCGCGGCTTCTGGCAGTGCGAGCAGGGCAATGAAAAGACGCGAGGCGGAATCTGGGGCTTCTATCTGCATCCGGCGAGCCGTTACTGGCTGTCGGCCCTCTGCGCTGTGCGCAGCGTTGCGTTTGATCCAGTGACGATCTACCGGGCCTTGGGCACGGACGACGTACTTGCCGCTGGTGTCGCCCGTCTCGGCCTTTTTACCGACCCGAAGGCACTCCCGGCTGTCGGCGACGTTTCGGGATCGTGGGCGCTGTACCAACGCGTCTGGCGGCCGGGAAAACCAAAGGCTGACACGTGGGCGGCACTGCACGCGCAGGCTGTCGCGGCCCTCAGCATGGCAATTCAATGAGCGACGAACTGCAGGTGAAGCTACCCAACTGTCCGGAGTGCCGCACGCCGCTGGACATGAACGGTATCGACGAGCAGCGCGCGCCGGCTGTGGTCGTCTTTAGCTGCGCGCGTTGCGGTTCCAACTATCTTCAAAAGGTGAATCTGAAATGACCGTGATCGTCGCATTTCTCGTCGCACACATCGGCTCGATCTTGGCCGGCCTAGTGGCGCTCGCAGGTGTCGCGTTCGGGTTCGTCAAGAGCAAGAGTGCCGACACGAAGGTAGCTCACGCAGGCCAGACTGCGGCGAACGCGCGAGCCGATGCGGCTGCGGCAAAGCAGCAGGTAGCCGAAGAGCGCGACGCTGAGTCGCAAGCCAACGCGGCGGCGGCCCGGCAGGCCGCCGTTGCACAGAAGGAGAGAGCCGATGTTGAAAACGACGTTGCTGTTTTGCCTGTTGGGTCCGCTGCTGACCAGTTGCGCAACGAATGGAGCCGACCAGGTGAAGACGCCGGCCGCGGAACCGCTGGTGCAGGTCAAGACCCGGTTCGTTGACACCGCGTGCGATTGGACGAAGCCGATCTTCGTCAGCAAGGGCGATGTGCTGACCGACGAGACGGCCAAGGCGATTCTGGCGCACAACCTCGCCGGCGCGAAGCAGTGCGGCTGGAAACCGACTGGGGCGAAGTAGGCCCGTGTCTACGGTTCCTTCCGGTAGCGGCCCCTCTCGCACCAAAACCGCGTTTCGACGCCGGGCTGGTGCTGGAAGAGATCTGCCGCGAGTTCGCAGTTCGACCTGTTATATCGGTTATCCGCCGTGTCATCCGCCGAGTCGAACGTCGCAACGTGAACGCGCGCGTTTTCGACGACGGCGCTTGAACGGTAGAGGGTGAATGTCTCTGCGCGCAGGTTTGCTGCGAGCATAAGGCCTCCTATTGCCAGCACTGCTCTTTTCATGTCGTTGTGCCTCCTCGCGCCCGGCATTTTACTCGGGGATCTTCATCGTCGGCTCCGATTGCGCGCGTCCAAAATGAGCATCCGCGTTCTGGCATTGCCCGAGCTTGCCGGCCGTTGTAGAGGCAGAGCGCGCAGCTTCCAACCGCTAGACTGCCGCCCCGGTGCTCGCACATGCGGCAACTGTGTACCTCGTCTTCGATCTGAAAGAGGCGCATGGTTCCGCCATAGAAACTGTAGGGATGTACAGTATATCTAGGGCTAGAGCATCGCTCAGACTGTGGCGACTCTCCCATACGTGCCACCAAATAGGAACGTCGCGTTGGTGTTTTGAAAGCCTGTCGACTATAACGTTAAAGAACGGATGCAAATATGAGCGAGATGAGCGAACGTTCTTTTGCGATATGCCTGCGGTGATCGGGTTTAGCCAGAGCCCCGGGTTGCGCGATCTTGACGAATAGGTGCGCGATGCAACGCTTCAGACTTGCGGTATTACTCTGTTCCACCCTGATCGGGGCATGTTCGATGAATCCGACCGCTGTACCGGAAGGGCAAGCGGCAAATGCTTCGTTCGTCAGCAGCGCTTCTACAGGACAGATCCGAGTAGCGAACGCTTCGTGTTCCATACCCGTTAGTTCTTGTCAGGCATGTGTGGCGAGTTGTACGGACGGTAGAAGCGCCGTCTGCCAACCCCAGAGAGAACTTTGCACAAGCTGGCCACACTGCACTTGTGTCGACCCGCCTCGCTGTTACTGTCAGTGACCTGGTTATCGATTCTAGCTGGCGGTTGCGCTAGTCCAGCTAAACCTGTTTATTGACTGTTGCGCGCTACGCGCTGCAGTCTTCCAAAATAGCCTGTGCGCTTTCGGATGGCTGTGCCTAGTGTACGTGCGCATTCAATCTCCCCTGACCCAGCGCCAACATTCGTTTTGGTAGCGAAGGCAATCATTGTAGAAAGCTGTGACAGCGTATGGTTGTCAAGCGCGCTCGAGGTCAGGTAGCAATTTGCGTTCAATACCGTCTAGTACAAAATAAATTAAGTCGGCATCAAGGGGGTTTGAGCTGCACAAAAAAGTAGCAGGCAATAGACGCAAAGTTCATAACGCCAATGCTCAAGCGGCCCGCGGACGAGTGAAATCCCGCATGGGGTGCAGGTGGCCGACGGCCTAGTGCGGTTCAAACTTGAGCGAATCCTACGATCGGCAGTCCGAAATTTGCGGAAGCCTCGACGATATGAACGGCTTTCAGACTACGTATTTGAGTAAATCTGCCCAGTCACCTGTTTCGATGACACGATAGCCGCGCCGGAGCAACGCGGCGCGCGCGGGGTTATGGACGTACCTGACGAGCACAGCTTCAAATTTGAGAAGTCTGGCGACGGTCTCTATTTCACGCAGGACTGCCGAACCAATGCCTTTTCGGCGCTCTGGAGGATGCACGTAGATCTCTGACAGCCTAAGCAGTCGATGATTGCGCCCGTAAATTTGGGACGTGGTCGATGCGAAATTCGACGACATACGGACATAGTGGCTTAGGCGGTGGTTCCCCGCTGGAAAATTCTTCAAAAGCCAAATACTTCTTCGCGCAACGTGGGCGCCGCTGTCGTATCTATCGTTTGCACAGGACGTATCTTTTCGAGTATCCACGGTTGTCATTCGAGGAAAGAGTGCGGGTTTTTCTGCCTTAAACTGGAAAACACTGTACACATCTACAGTATCTGAGCAGCCGCAAACCCTTTATGTACTGGGCTAGGCATACCGGAAGCCTGTGTTTACATACAGCGCTTGCGGGCTTCAAACCCAGTTGAGGGCGTCAGACGCTCTCAGGTCGGTTCGACTCCGGCTGCCTTCCGCCAGTTAAGGCTTTAATGGCCGGCAGAATTTTTGTAGAGTTCACCAATTAATGTCGTTTACGACACGAATTGGTTGTCTTCGGTATGTCCCGAATTTTTCACCGAGCATTTCCTCAGTTCTTCTATCGGAGCTTAGCGTTCGATAGTTTTGCCAATCGCATTGCCCTTGCGTGAAATCGACAAGCTTCAAAGGCGTTGATCTTCCTTCCGG